TGTTGGTAGTGTTGCCAGCGGATTAAACCGTAATGCAGTTTCCAGGTGATCCGGTGCCAGATGTGCGTAACGCATAGTCATTTTTATGTCGTGATGTCCGAGGATTTTTTGCAAAGCAAGGATATTTCCACCCGACATCATAAAATGCGCCGCAAACGTATGGCGCAGAACGTGTGTCAGTTGACCGCGAGGGAGCACGATAGACGTTTTTTCCAACACGGATAAAAATTGAAAATAGCAGTCTGTGAAGAAATTGAACCCATCAAGCGCCATGATCTCTTCGTAAAGCTCTTTACTGATAGGGATGCTTCTGTTTTTCTTCCCCTTCGTTCTTACAAAGGTAATTCGGTATTTGGTCACCTGTGAGCGGGTAAGATTTACGGCTTCACGCCAGCGTGCGCCAGTGCTTAAGCATATCTTAACTACCAGTGCCAGAATTGGGTCCTGACGTTTACAATCAGCCAGCAATTCAACAATCTGTTCATGGGTAAGCCATGCCATCTCTTTTTCTGCGATGGTGAATTTTCGCATGTTCTCCAGTGGGTTCGGATACGACCATTCGCCCAGGCGGGATAGTTCGCTAAAAACACTACTAAGATAGCTTTGCTCCAGGTTAATAGTGACTGGGCTTGCTCCTTTTTTCCATTTCTCGCTGAAGTAGATCTCACCCGTCAGGCGTTTATCTCGATAGTGGGCAAACATTTTAGATGTGAGATCGGTTGCAAGGGGATTGCCCAGAGCGTCAACCATCAACAGCAATTTGTCATAGACATGCTGCCCAGCGGTTAGAGATTTACCATGTAGTTTGAACCATAGCTCAACTACGTCTTTCAGTGTTCGACGATCCACTGATTCACCCAGCCAGGGCTTTGCTTCGGTTTCTTCCATCGTGTGGCGCTCAAAAGCCAGAGCTTCGCCTTTGGTGGCGAATTGTTTACGCACACGACGCCCACTACGTCCGGCGGGGTAACATTCGCAAAGCCATTTCCCTGTGGTGAGTTTTCGTACTGCCATAAAAAATGCCCTCCAGTAGAGAGCATTTTTACTGTATGTATAACCAGTGTCAATGTATGAAATCCTACGACCATACATCTCACTGAAGCCATAATGAAGTTGGCTATTCTTTTTGCTATGTGAGCATGTAACTTTTGCGGTTAACCTGCGGCTCATTTTTATTTTAGACGCAGATATAAAAGCAAAAGTTATCGTGAGTTTTTAGTACAGATTTTTTTGGATTTACTAATAGTTCCATCATTGCAAACGAATTTGCCATCTGAGGTACAGTGAGAAACACCTCCCTTTTTCCCTGAGCAGGGATAATTTCTAGCATAGGTAGTTAGTGGGTTTAATAACAAAGAACATGACAAAACCACAAAAAATACCTTACCAAGCATAGTTTCCTCCCGGTACTATTTAACATACTTGACTGTTAAACTTATAATTTTACCAATTATTTCAATGTCTTCTATCTTGCATTCGAAGGCTCTGTTTCCACCCTCGACGAAGATTCTTCCACCGGGTAAACGAGTAATGTCACGGATCGTTATTTCGCCATCAATACTTATTACCCATTTACCATCACGTATATCATCAAATTCTTTATCACAAATAAATTCAGAATTGTTATCTGTGATGACAAAAGGTTTTTTAAACGCAGAGGGTAGAAATCCCTTATCAAAAATATAAAAACCGTCTTTCTGCAATGCTCCATCAGACAATAAATATTTTTCTACTTCTATAGTATTTGTATTTGCTGATGCTTGCTTTGAACCATGCCCTGTTGTTAGCCAATTAAGCGAGGTGCCCGTTTCAAGGGCGCACTGGATTACCCAATCTGCTGGAAAAATATCACGCATATAGCGCGTTGCCATGGTGCTCTTAGAAACACCTAAATGATCACAGAGAGCCTGACGGGTACCGAACCCATATGCTTCAACTAAACGTTCTATGGCTTTCTTACCGCCGCTATTGAAATCCACAAGTCCTCCAAAGAAATCCAAAATTCGTTGACAGATTCCAAAAGCGATCTTAAAGTTGAACCAGAAGTGTTCTTTTGGAGCCTTCACTACTAATCACGACAAACAACGGCTCGCCACAAGCCATATCTAGAAGGAATGTTGCCTTATGACACCTAACATTTCAATTACTCTGAATACACCACATGTCACAATCGAACGTTATAGCGAACTGACTGGCCTTTCTATTGATACGATTAACGACATGTTGGCTGATGGCCGACTACCTCGTCATCGTCTTCGTAAAGACAAAAAACGTGAAAAGGTAATGATTAACCTGGCTGCTCTGACTGTTGATGCTTTGTCTGCTTAATAGACGTCTATTTTCGCAATAAGACGCTGAGTTCGATTTTGCGATAAGTTCGGAGTTGAAAACCATGTTTGATTACCAAGTTTCCAAACATCCACATTTTGATGAAGCCTGTCGTGCATTCGCACTGCGCCACAATCTGGTGCAACTGGCAGAACGTGCGGGCATGAATGTGCAGATTCTGCGGAACAAGCTGAACCCAGCTCAACCTCATTTATTAACCGCACCAGAAATCTGGCTGCTTACCGATCTGACTGAAGATTCAACGTTGGTAGATGGTTTTCTGGCACAGATTCACTGCCTGCCATGCGTACCAATTAATGAGGTGGCAAAAGAGAAACTGCCACATTACGTCATGAGTGCAACCGCAGAGATCGGGCGTGTTGCTGCAGGTGCGGTATCTGGCGATGTAAAAACCAGTGCAGGTCGTCGTAATGCTATCAGCAGCATTAACTCTGTAACACGACTGATGGCGTTGGCTGCTGTTTCATTGCAGGCCCGTTTACAGGCTAACCCTGCGATGGCGAGTGCAGTTGATACCGTGGCTGGCCTCGGTGCTTCATTCGGTTTGCTGTGAGGTACTTATGCTGACGAAAGAACCATCATTTGCATCGCTGCTGGTAAAGCAAAGCCCGGCAATGCACTACGGTCACGGCTGGATCATGGGTGAGGATGGAAAACGCTGGCATCCATGTCATTCACAAGATGAATTGCTGTCTGACTTGACCACGAGGAAACGGAGAAAGTCAAAATGTATGCAGCGGAAAGTGAAGTGGTTTATCAGTTTCGTTACAGAGGGGAGAGTTATTCAGTACCTGAAGATGATTTGCTCTGTTGTTATCCGTCGTTGTCGGGCGATGGCAGTTACTTTTTCACGCTAAAAGATGGGACGTTTTTACGGGGAGAGCAGGTTAAAGAGACGATACGAAAAAATGTATCTCCTCTTGAACGTTACCGTAATAACAAACAACGATAGTTGCGTTTTGGGGATATGAATTATGGCAATTAATGGCGCTGCGGCGACTGTTCCATTAAGCCCCGGTGAACGCCTGAATGGACTTAATCACATTGCGGAGCTAAGGGCGAAAGTTTTTGGCCTGAATATTGAGTCAGAGCTTGAGCGGTTTATTAAAGATATGCGTGATCCACGGGATATCAATAACGAACAAAATAAACGGGCACTGGCTGCTATATTCTTTATGGCAAAAATTCCAGCTGAACGTCATAGCATCAGCATTAATGAGCTGACCACTGACGAAAAGCGGGAGTTGATTAAAGCAATGAATCATTTTCGTGCAGTGGTGAGCTTATTTCCCAGACGGCTAACCATGCCGAATTAACCAACTAATGAAATTAATGGCGTAAACCCGCCGGGTATCCCTTTATCTAAATTCAGGAGAATTGATTATGCGTAATATTGAAACCCTCACGACTAAAACCGGACCGGATGATGCAGGGCTTAATATTTTACTGACAGAGGCTCGTCTGGAAGAACGCCGGGCAAGGGCTGAAGCAATGGCAGCTCGCCTTGATAGCCTGGCGTGTCATATCACATCCCGCCAGCTAAACCACGTCGAAGCAGCAGAACTGCTGCGTGTGACCGCTGAAGCAATCCAGAACGAAGTGCAGGAGATCCACTGATGGCTGATGCAATGGATCTCGTACAGCAGCGAGTTGAAGAAGAACGCCAGCGTCATATCCGTGCTGCCCGTGCCAAAACGCCGGGCGTGTCCCGCGTGCTTTGCGTTGAGTGTGAAGCGCCAATTCCGCCAGCACGCCGCCGTGCCATTCCGGGTGTGCAACTTTGCATTACCTGTCAGGAAATCGCAGAGCTGAAAGGCAAACATTACAACGGAGGTGCTGTATGAGCACCAT